TATGCCAATGAAACAAACAGGACGTAAGGTCTATAAAACAATGCAGGGAAAAACTGTTGATATGGATTTATTGCGCCAACGTAACGAACTTACTCAAGCAGTAGGAAATGCACAAGTAAATGCACGAGGCGACGAATTAGGCCCCGGCGGAAAAATTATACGTAAAAAAGAAGAAGTTCTTAGAGACTATTATCATAATTCTTCTACAATGGCTGACGAAGTTGCCATTAAACGCACCGCAGTTAAAGAAGATGTACAAGAAGAACTTGCACCAACTGTTCAACCTAAGGTTGCTCAACCTGAAGTAAAAAAAGATGAAGATTGGGTTGAGGATACTGAAGGCAATTTCGTAAGAAACGAAAAAAAATCTAAAACAAGAAAGAGTTCATAATGTCAGTTATAGAAGAAGGTACTCGAACGAATCAACATCGTTTTTCTAGACATAAAGGTACTGCTCTTCGACCAGTAAATGATCGTGTTCTTGTAAGTGATATGTATTTTGGAGAAAAGAAAACTTCTGGCGGTATTATTCTTACAGACGACGATGGAGAAGAACGCGGAGTTTATCCTCGTTGGGGCAAAGTTTATGCTAAGGGGAAAAGTAATAAAGACGAATATCAAGTAGGTGACTGGATTTTGATAGCACACGGACGCTGGACTAGAGGAATTTGCTTAGAAACAGAAAATGAAGATATTATTTTACGTATGGTCGAAACAGAAAGTATACTTGCATATTCAAACGATCCTCCACACGAAGCACAAGTAATCGGAGATGGTCCTAGGGCAGTTTGGGAATATGATCCACGACAAGGCAGTGAAGAAGCTCGATTAGTAAAAAACTATGATGGAAGATCTCCAGATCTAATGTCTGGTGCAGCAATGCTACCGAAAGAGTAGTCTATTGGAAAACATTAATTTAAAATCTTACGAAGAATTTGTTAAACAGGTTACTTCAACAGAAAGCAACGAAGTAACTGCTCTTGAACGCCGACTTTATGATTTAGAAAAAGAAAGTGGTGTAAATATAGCATTATTATTAACCGGAGCAATTGGATTATCTAGTGAAGGAGGAGAATTCAATGAAATTGTTAAAAAATGTTTGTTCCAAGGCAAACAGCTTAACGATGAAACTTTATTTCATCTCAAACGAGAATTGGGCGATATTATTTGGTATTGGATTAATGCTTGTCGTAGTCTTAATATTTCTCCCGATGACGTAATCTTAGAAAATATTAAAAAACTTGAATCACGATATCCTGGCAACGCATTTGATGTTTTTTATTCTGAAAATCGTCAAAAAGACGACCTTTAAAATTAAAATACTTGACTTTTTAATCTTTATACGCTATACTATGTGTAAAGTATAGAGGAAGATTCTAATGGCATTACACGGCATGATAGATTTGGAAACGTTAGGGACCAAACCTAATACTGCAATATTAACTATTGGGGCAATTAAATTTGATCCATTTACTAATGATGAACCACATACTCCATTATATCTTCATGTTGATGTGGATGAACAAACAGAAACTTTAAAACGATCTGTTGATCAAAATACATTAGATTGGTGGCAACAACAAAAAGAAAGTGTTAGGGAAGAAGCATTCCGACAAGACAATAGAATTAATTTAGATAGCTTAACTAAAAATCTTAATAAATGGTGTGTTGGATTAGAATATCTATGGGCTCATGGTCCGTTATTTGATTATTGTATATTAGAAAATTTATATACGCAACTAGGAAAACCCATACCATGGAATTTTTGGCAAATTCGTGATAGTCGAACATTATTTGGAATGATGACTAAAGATCCTCGCAAAGAAATACAAGAAGAACTTCATAATGCACTAGCAGATTCTTATTATCAGGCCAAATGTGTACAAACAGCTTATCAACAGTTTAAGGTGAAAAAACGATGAATACAATAATAATGATAACAGTAGTAGCAGGAAATATTATCGGTTCTGCTACATTTGATACAATAGAACAATGTAACGAAGCTAGAAATAAAGTAATTCAACAAGAAGGATCTAAAGTATATTGTACCTATCAAGAAAAAACTCCTGACCATAGCAAAGAATTTTTTCAAATCTTTGGTAAAATGTTACAAGAAATGGGAAAAGTAAAATAAAATGAAAGAACTATGGGTTGAAAAGTGGCGACCTAAAACTGTTGATAGTTATGTATTTCGTGACATAGCACAAAAAAAACAAATCCAGCAATGGATTGCAGATAACACTATTCCACATTTGCTATTTTCAGGAAATGCAGGTATAGGTAAAACTACTCTTGCTAAATTACTATTCAATGAATTAGACTTGAATGATTTAGACATCCTTGAAATTAATGCAAGTCGAACTAATTCTGTAGATGACATACGCGACAAAATTATAAATTTTATCCAAATGATTCCATTTGGAGATTTTAAAGTTGTATTATTAGATGAAGCAGATTATCTATCACCTAATGCACAGGCAGCACTACGAGGTGTAATGGAGGAATATCATAGTACGTCTAGATTTATATTAACTTGTAATTATCCTAATAGAATTATTCCAGCCATTCATAGTCGATGTCAAGGTTTTCATATTGCTAAATTAGACAAAACAGAATTTACAACTAGAGTAGCAGAAATCCTTATTGCAGAAGATATTACACCAGATTTAGACATATTAGATACCTATATAAAAGCAACTTATCCTGATTTACGTAAATGTATCAATATGGTACAAATGAATAGTCAGGATGGTATTCTTCTTACTCCCAATGAAGGTGATAAAGGTGAGCAAGACTGGAAATTAGACATGGTAGAATTATTTAAAGCAGGGAAGATTTCTAAAGCAAGAAAATTACTTTGTGGTCAAGTACGTTCTGAAGAAATGGAGGAAATATATCGCTGGATGTATGATAATATTGAACTATTTGGTAATGAAGAACTACAAGATCAAGCAGTATTAATTATTAAACAAGGACTAGTTGACCATACACTTGTTGTTGATCCTGAAATTAACTTAGCAGCAACATTAATTAGGTTAGCAAGATTAACCAATGGGGAAATTTAAAGACTTTCCTGGTGATTTTATCACTATACGAGTTCTTGAAAAAGAAATAGAACTTTATAAGACAAGATTACGAGAACACGATACAGGTCACATAAACACAACAATTTCTTACTTAAAACATAGAATAGATGAACTTAAAGGAGTAAAAGAATGGAAGTTCGACTAGTAAGCTATTCAGTAGCTGACAAAAAATTTATTGAACAATACTGTGACGAAGCAGGACTCCGTCCAAGAAGTGGTCCTAATAAACATAAAGACGTTCCAAAATTTGATTCTATTCTAGAACTTATTGCATTCTGCGCACGGGTTTCTAATCCCTCTAATCAAGCAAACGAACAAACAAGTGCTAAACTTATTAAGTACTTAATTAAGCATCAACACTGGTCTCCTTTAGAAATGGTTAATGCTTGCTTAGAAATTAATACTACCCGCGATATTGCACATCAAATTGTGCGGCATCGAAGTTTTGCATTTCAAGAATTTAGTCAACGCTATGCAAAACCTGAAGATATGGGAGATGCATTTATATTATGTGAAGCAAGATTTCAAGATGAAAAAAATAGACAAAATTCTATTGAAATTGATTCAGACAATGTTGAACATCTTGGTATTATAAATCGCTGGGAAGAAATCCAACAAGATGTCATTTATACTACTAAGCGGGCCTATGATTGGGCTATTTCTGTAGGAATTGCTAAAGAACAAGCCCGAAAAGTTTTACCAGAAGGCTTAACTAAAACTCGCTTATATATGAACGGATCACTTCGTTCGTGGGTTCATTATATTGACTTACGTGGAGGACACGGCACACAAAAAGAGCATATGGAAATAGCTCATGCTTGTGCAAAAGTTATTGCCGAAATATTTCCTATAATAAACGAATTAGAATGAAAGAAAGATGTGAAGAAAAAATTTATACAAGCATATATGGATGTTGCAGAAAGATTTTCTCAACTATCAACTGCAAAAAGATTACAGGTTGGAGCAATTGTAGTCAAAAATGATAGAATAATTTCTATTGGATTCAATGGCATGCCTAGCGGATGGACTAATGATTGTGAGGAATCGGTATTATGGAAAGATGGACAACAATTTATAGAACCGGTATTAGTATCTAAACCCGAAGTCCTCCATGCAGAAACAAATGCTATTGCAAAATTAGCCAAAAGTAGTGAAAGTGGAGAAAATGCTTCTATATTTGTTACACATCAACCATGTTTAGAGTGTTCCAAATTAATCTATCAGAGTGGTATCTCTGCTGTTTATTACGCAGAATCTTATAGACTAGTTAACGGTATAGATTTTCTTAAAAAATCTAAAATAGCTGTAACAAAAGTAGAACGAACTTAATCGTCTCCATATACTCGGAGAACTTCCTTTACTGCTTCATGTCTTTCTATATCTGTATGATTAAAATATACTATATCTAACCTAGAAGTATTTCTTGATTTTAATAAATTAACAAAATTTATTAAACCATTATCCTTAATCTTATCTGATTGATTAAGATCTCCTGTTACTGCCATTTGACTTCCGTCACCGAGTCTAGTTAATAACATCTTCATTTGATTAGAAGTAGCATTTTGCATTTCATCTGCAAGGATAAAACTTTGTTTAAAAGTACGTCCTCTCATGAAGGCTAATGGTGCAATTTCTACTATGCCTTCATCTATCATACCTTCTATTTGTTTAACATTAAAATATTCACGTAACACATCAAAAATAGGTCTTGTCCAGGGAGCCATTTTTTGTTCTAATGTTCCTGGTAAAAACCCAAGATCTTCGTCTACGCTTACTGCTGGTCTTGTAATGATTATTCTATCTATTGCTCCTTCTTTAAATAACTTGACAGCCACTTGTACTGCTAATAAAGTTTTTCCCGTGCCTGCTGGACCTATACCAAAAACTATGTCTTTTCTACTATCTAATAACTTAGATGCATAATTTTTTTGATTTAGGTTTCGGGGATGAATTGTGACTTGATTGTATTGCTTGGAAAAATTAAAGTTAACAACGTTATTGTTGTTATTTTGCTGCCGACGAGCAGCTCGTTTTTTTGCACCCATTTAATCCTCCTAATGGTATATGGAGTAGGGGTGTGCCCGTGGTCGGGCAATTGCCCTACAAAAGTATTTACCAGCTGGAATTATTTTAAAAAATACAAAGTTATCCTTTTGATACGATAAATAACTATACGAACAATAGGTAGAACTTTCTTATGCACGATATTTACGATGTAATTAAAAATATAAGTAACATTTACGATAGCAATACTGCTTTTGAAGTCTTAAAAGATTTTGAAAGAGTTCTAGATCAGCTAGATTTGTACGTTTATGCTAATTGGAAAGAAGGCGAAATAGTTTCTGGTCCTAAAATTACTAGACACTGGATAACCTGTTCGTTTATGTGGCCTATTACTAAAATGCCGGATCCTATGGGTGGAAAACGCTTACTTGATTATGACTGTAAAGTAAAATTTGGTAAAGATTATATTATTAAACCTAGAAAGATACGTGATCCTGCCGATATTAGACCTGGTTCTAAAAAAGGAAAACTAGATCGGCATCCTATATGGTTAGTAGTTATTAAAATGCCTAAAAAATTAGTAGCAGATGTTTATAGTGGTTACGAAGACTTAGTAAATTATATGCAAGATCCTGCAACTGACGTACCGGGTCAAGAATTGCAACCAGATGCTGCACAAGAAGAAATGGCAGCACCAGTTCCTGGAATGCCACCTGAAGCACCACTAGCTCCAGAAGGTGGCGCAGCACCAGCAATAGTACCACCTGAAGGCGGAGCAGTATAATGGGATTAAGACAACACGATTTAGAAGATATGATTGATAATATTTTTGAAATAGACTCTTATAAAAGTAAAATGGGAGATGATCAAAACATAGTTACATTAAGTTTTAGTGGAAAAACTAACGAAAGTGCTAAAGATCTTGTAAACTTTTTAGAAAAAGGTTATAGTTTTATTCTTGATGCAGATGCTACATCAGGCGAACAACCTGATGGTACTTATAAAGTTTTTGTAGAAATGGAAAGAAGCAAAAAAGTTCCAGAACAAATTATGGAAATTATGGATGGACTTGGCAAACTTTCTAACATAGACAATTTTAAGTTTCGTTATTACAAAAACTTTAGATCTGTTCCTATAAGCATAGATTCATTAACAGAAAACATTCCTACAACTCCAGATGATTACGGATTAAAAACAAGTCAAACAACTATGGAAAATTATAAAAACTTCTTTAATAGAAGTTATGTCGAAAATATAGAAATGATGGATGATATTGTTGCTATAGAAAAAGCATATGCAGACCCTTTATATTTCCGTTTTATTGACATTGGAGACAAAGAAGAAATTCTTAATAATATAGAAGAAAGTTTTAATGCAAATGATTTTGCAGAAATTATTTATCTAAGTAAGTATATTGGGGACTACAATATTACAAAATATGGTGACAAACTAACTTTTGAAAATAACAATAAAGTCCTTGTAATGAAACGTATTTTAACTTAATTTGATTAGAAGTTGTAATCAGTGGACAAAAAATTATTACGCAAACAACTAGAAGAAGATGAAGGAATACGCTATTCCATTTATTTAGATCATCTTGACTATCCTACTTTTGGCATAGGACATTTAATTACAAAAATTGATCCAGAATATGGCTTAGAAATAGGAACAGAAATTAACGAAGATAGAGTTGCTGAAGCATTTGAACAAGATATCAAAATAGTTTTATCTGATTGTGAACGTTTATACCCTTTTACATTTGAAAATTTACCAGAAGAAGTCCAACTAATTGTTGCAAATATGATGTTTAATCTTGGCTATCCTAGACTTAGCAAATTTAAAGGTATGCGATCAGGTGTTGATGAAAAAAATTGGGATAAAGCAGCAGACGAAATGGTTGATAGTCGATGGTATCGGCAAGTACCTAATCGAGCAAACAGATTAGTAGAAAGAATGAGAGCAGTATCTTAATATACTCTTATAACAACATTTTAAGATAAATATAGTATGGGACTTAAACTTGCAGGAATAATGCTTATTCTAATGATGGCTATGGGCGGACTAGGTTATTGGTATTA